TTAATGTTTTGGATTCTTAAGGTTCAATAGCCTAAGTTTCATAGGTTCTCTAGATTCATTACGCAGTGAAACAGTGTGCAGTAATATTGCCTCATTTAGATGAACCGCAGGCGCGCGGGTGACTGCGTTTGGCCGAGTGGTCTGGATGGTATAAATGATAAATATTCTCATTTGTGCGTAATTATTAAAATTCCATAAAAAAAGCCAGCTAATGCTGGCTTTTTTGTTTCTAAAGGATTAGGTAACGTTTTTTAAATCATATTCCTTAAATCTAATGATCTCATCACCAGCCCATTGATTGAGCTGCTGCATGCGTGACTGGAGTGGAACAATTTCATTTTGATAAAACACTTCTGCTGCATCTTTAATTGATCCAAAACCGCCAGTATTATTTGGAACAATACCCATGAGTTGAGGAGGTATGCGGAGTGCCGCCAAGGTATCGTCACGTGTGATTGATTTAATATTGGTGAAGTCATCTTTTGCTGCAATTTCAGAAACAGGCAAGATCTGGATACCATCTTTTTTTCCACTCGGTGCGTAATAAAATAAATTACGGAAGTTCCCTGGTCCTTTACTATCCTTTAGAGCCTGACGCAAAGCTGTAATATCATTTGGATCCTGCGCTGCGTCATTCACATATAAGATGAATCCAGCATGAGATCCATTGTTGTAATACTTACGACGGAATAAGGTAGCAGATTCGTTTAGCCATGCACTTTGCAAAGCAGATATGTATTCAGGTGCTCCATAAATTTCCTGATCAATATCTGTTTCCCGAATGTGACAAACACGATTATAAAATTCAAATTCTTGATAGCCTTTATGGTCATCACAAAGTAAAAAGAACTGATCAGAGTATTCACCACGACGCATATATTTTGCTAAAGCTGGTTTGTACTGAATTACACTTCCGAGTCGTGATTTGATTTCTTCTAAGTAAGTATTTCCACACCAAACATAATCTAAAGCAACTTGTTCAAATCCTTTTCGATTTAACTTTGCATGAGGAATAAAAAGATTAGCCAGAAAATTACGTTTAAAAATAATTCCGCTATTTAAATATGGTGTCGATTTATATGATTTGGCCAAACCACTCATACTGACCTGAGGTTCATACCATCGGCCATTGAACCATGATTCCATGTAATCCGATAATTCATTTCCATTGAGGACTGGAACGGCATCACCAAAGGTAAAGGCCATTGATTCTTGTTTGGTTGTTTTGCTTTGAAAAACTGGTAATTGGCTTTTGGCAAAACTAACTAAATTTTTTGCAGTCGATAGGGGATTCATTAATAGATCTCCATGAAAGATTGATTCATTTGTGTTTGGCCTTCAAGTGGTTCGTTATAAAGTGCATGCATGAGTGACCAGGCTAGATCCGCGTGTCCTATTTCTTCAGAACGGCCTGCTGTAAAAGTCATTTGACGTTGGCTTGCTGTAAGCGTTTTTTTAATGCTCATTAATGATTGGGAAAGATCAGTCCACCCTGCGTCGTACTCAAGACGACCATTTCTAATGACATCCATTGTTTTAAGTACAAGTCTGGTTTTTACTTCAGGTGAATAACTGAACTCAGTGACATTTGGGAAAAACTGCTTAACTAATTGAGAAACACCAGTACCCATACCTGTAATATCGATACCGATATAAGTCACGTAATAACGTAGTGTTGTTTTGCGGATCATTTCTGCCTGATTTTTAAAATCCATTCCACGGAATTGGATTCTTTCTAACACGCGAAATTTCCCACCAGGAACAGGGGAGGGGGCTACAACTACCAAGCCTGCACTATCACCACTTTCTGCAGGGTCATAACCAATCCAAACAGGATTATTGCCGTATGGTCTAGCATGGAAGGGTTTAAAGTCATCAGCCCAAACTTCCCATGAGTCAACCATACATGGTTGAAGCATTGCTAAAGGGAAAACAGATGCGCCATCATCAATAAATTGGCACATCAAAAGATTTGCAAATTCTTCAGGTGAATATTCGTATCGCAATTCTTCAATATCGAATAGATCACATCCGCCATTTTCAGCGTCTAAGATCGTAACGATTTGACGCCACATTTTGTCTTCACATAAGCGGCCATTTTTTAATGCATCATGTGATACATCTATATCGAGTCTTTGGTCTTTAGGTCGACCACGGTTATTACGTGTTCCATTCCAGAAAGTGAAGGCTTCATGCGCCATTGTGGAAGGCGTTGAAAAATAGGTTTTACGCCATTTTTTATGCAAAGCCGAAATGGGTGGCCATCGTGTCGGTACGTCTATGATGTCTGCTTATCAGAATTTATACCAGGGCAGAACAACACAGCGAGCAGCTGCCAATCTCGATAAATTTGGTTTAATAGGGGACTATTCGAAAGTTAAGCATAACAAGACTGGAGATTTATCTTATTTAGATATCGGAGCAATTAAAGGCGCTGATTTATTCAAAAAAGATCAGTTCGCATGGATGGAGAAAGTCTTAGTGCCGGCACTGAATGCCAAAGGTATAACTAAAGAAAGTGATGTCATTGATGCGATCGGTAGTATTTTTAGTAACCGTACTGCGTCAAATCTATTTGCACAAATGTACATGCAACGTGATCAGATCCATAAAAATGCAAAACTGAATGAAGGTGCCTTCAATATCGATCAATTGAGTACCCAAGCCCAGGGAACAACATCAGGTAAAGAATTAGAAGCAAGAGCAAAACTTCACGATGCATATTTACAGTTTGGCCAAACTATTTTACCGATCTATACACAAGCATTAATCATGGCATCGAATGCTATGCAAGGTTTTACAGGCTGGATGCAACAGAACCCGACTTTGGCAAAAGCATTAGGTACAGGTCTTTTATTAATAGCTGGGGGGTTAGTGGCTATAGGAGGTTTACTTCTTATTTTCTCACCACTCATTTTAAGTATGTTAAGTCTGCGACTTATGATGGTGACATTGGGTGTGCAAGGTAGTGCATTAAGTTTTGTATTTAAGATGCTCACATCTCCTTTTAAAGCCCTTGGCTCATCTGTGATGTGGTTAGGCAGAATGCTTTTTGCTGCTGGTCAACTCATGAGAGCAAATCCAATTATCTTAGCAGTCACACTACTTGCTACAGCTGCATACTTTATTTATCAAAATTGGGCACCGATTAAATCTTTCTTTATGGATTTATGGACTGGTGTTAAAAATGCATTCAATACAGGCGTATCTTTCATAAAAGGTATTATTCAAAGTGTAGATCAAGTTTTTGCAGATAATCCTCTTTTAAATCTACTTTTCCCGCTTATTGGCATACCTCGTTTAATTATTGCGAATTGGTCTGGTATTACTGGCTTCTTTAGCTCAGTTTGGACCAGCATTACAACTGGCGTAGCGAATGTATGGAATTCAATAGTTAGTTATTTAGGACCTATTGGCGATTGGTTTGCTGCTAAGTGGGAAAATATAAAACTAGTTACCAGTGTTGTTTGGTCAGGGATTAAATCCGTTGTTACTACAGCATGGGATAATTTGATTTCTGCTATTACGAATAGTCCACTTTTTCAGAGAATTGTTGATGGCTGGACTAAGATATTTGACTACCTTGGCAGCCTTAAAAACAAGATGCTAAGTATTGGGAAAAATATCATTGATGGTTTAGTTAATGGTATCCAATCAGGTTTTGATAGCCTTAAAACCATTTGGGCGAAAATTAATAGTTATATGCCTGATTTCATGCGAACGAAAATGGATATCCATTCGCCTTCTCGAGTAATGGCCGAACTCGGTGGCCATGTCATTGGTGGGATTGGAATGGGATTAACTCAAGCATTTCCTGAGCTCAAGAATAAATACAATCAAGTTCTCAATTTATTTAGTAATAAAGCTCAGTCACCAGTTTTAGAACAGGTTGATATTGCCGCTCCAGTTTTATCAAAAATCCAGACTCAAGCGACCCCAAATACAGTACCAAGTCGTCAGTCTTCATTGGCTGTGGCTGGAGACACTTACACGATTCATATTCATGCTGCACCAGGACAAATAGTTCAAGATCTTGAACGTCAAATTGAACAAGTAATTAATCGATTACAACGCGATAAATTGTCACGTGTACGCACAATCATGGCAGATCAGGAGTAAATCACATGATGATGATATTGGGTATGTTCCCGTTTAGTATCCCGACTGCGGTTTACCAGCAGTTACAACGCAGTACCAATTGGCGGCATCCAAGTAATTCACGTGTTGGTGAAATGCCAGCCTATCAGTTTGTGGGTAGGGGGGAAGATACGATTACCTTAGAAGGAAGTATTGTGCCGGAGTTTGGCTCTCAGATGAGTATCACTGCTTTACGTGCTATGGGTGATACAGGTAAAAATTTTCCGCTTATCGCAGGAACAGGTAAAGTTTTTGGGCTTTATCACATTGATGATTTGCAAGAAACACAAACTTACTTTTTTACAGATGGTACTCCTCGAAAAATTGAGTTTAGTTTAAAGCTGACACAAGGACAGAAGCCAGGAACTCTAATCGGTAATGCTGCAGGTAAATTGATAGGCTTATTATGACCCTTATTTCCGCAATAAATTCAGTTGTTGATGATGTACTGCAGGCGAGTTCTGTTCCTATTTATAAACTTGTTGTTGATGGCGTAGATATCTCATCAAAGGTCAACAATCGCTTAGGGCAAATGCGTATTGAAAACAAACGTGGTTTTGAGGTTGATACGCTTGATTTAACATTGTCCGATCATGATGGATTACTTGAAATCCCAAGTAAGGGTGCGGTCATACAAGCATGGCTTGGTTGGCAGCATTCTGGACTTGTTTATAAAGGTAGCTACATCGTTAAAGAAGTTGAGCATGGCGGAGCACCGGATACACTTCGGATCCGTGCGACCAGTGCAGATATGAAAAAGTCCTTAAAGCAAAAAAAGGAACGCAGCTTTGATAATATTGCACTGGGGGATCTGATTAGAAAGATCGCAATCGAACATGATCTTAATGACCAAGTATCTGAAGAACTGGCTAACCATAAAATTATTCATATCGATCAAAATGAATCAGATGCAAACCTATTGACACGCTTAGCAGATGAGCATGATGCGATCGCTACAATTAAGAACGGTATGTTGCTGTTTATGCCAAAAGGCAAAAGCCAAACGATATCTGGCCAAGAGCTTCCAACTTTTGTTTTGACCAGGTCAAAAGGCGATGAACACAGATATAGTTTTAGTGATGGAGGGGAAGAGGTCACTGCAATACGTGCATTTTATTACGACGATAAAATGGCCAAAAAACTTGAAGTGATTGTTGGTGACCAATCGAATCAAAATATTAAAGAGTTACGTCATATTCATCGTGATAAACAAACCGCAACTTTAGCTGCTAGAGCCAAGCTAAACCACTTTAAACGAACAGCCGAGACATTGAGTTATAGGCTTGCCAGAGGCGTACCCGATCTAATCCCTGAGCAAACTTTCTTGTTTATTGGAATCAAAGAGCAGATTGACGAAATTTACTGGCTTGGAACAACGATCACAGACACACTGGACAGTTCAGGTGGATATACAACTGATCTTCAACTTGAAGTTTTTTTCCCAGATGCAGACGATGTATCTGAACTATTTGAAGACCAATTTGTTTCCGAGAAAGATAAAAAATGGACTGGTGTTGTGGTTTATTATCAAGAAGGGGATAAGGCTGTAAAACTGACGAAAGGTGATCAATCAAACCCTAAGCACTTTTCATATCTTTATTTAACTAAAGCTGGAGCACAGCAACGCCTAGATCGTGAATATGCGCTATTGGATCTCGAGACTGGTAAATTTACAGCGCATAATGAGTTAGACCAGAAGGCTTATACAGGTTTAAAAACACAATATACAATCGGCCAAAATAAAAGCCCACGTTATTGGGTAACCTTGGGGGATCAAACTAACCCCAAAGTCATTGATCGTGTATTTCAAAGTAAAGTGGCTGCTGAAAAACGATTAAAGCGTGAATTACCACGCCTTAATGCTAAGAAAGATATGCTTGAACAAGTCAAAACAGATCAAAAGTTATAAATGATCAACTCATTGCCATTATGCTCTTCATGAGCTGCTTTAGAGTTCACTGACCAACGGATTTTACGATGTGTCATTTGATAGTCCTTAAACAGTTCTCTCACTTCAGGCACATCGTTCAGGCTTAAAATGAACTTTCCTTTAATCTTATCTAGTTTGTCTTTTAGAGTATAAAAATCCTCTTTAGACCAAATGCCTTTACCATAAACATTTTCGCAATCCCAATAGGGAGGATCCAGATAAAATAATGTGTCAGGACCATCCAAGCGATTGATGACATAATCATAAGAGCGATTTTCAATGACTACATCTTGCAAACGTTCATGAATAGAAACTAAATGTTCCCGTAGACGTTCGCCCAGGCGCATGCGGTTCGTTCTATCTTTTGAATATGTAAAACTACCATCAAGCTGGCAGCCAAATGCTGAACGTAATAAATAATAAAACTTCACTGCTCTTTGAATATCAGTAAGACCAGATTGGTCACATTTAAAATCGTCAAATTGAGTACGTGAAAATAACAATAATTCAAATTCAGTTAAAAACGCATCAAAGTGAAATTTTAATATGCGATACAGGTTAATCAGATCGTCATTAATGTCATTAATAACTTCTACAGTAGAAGGGGTTTTTTTAAATAGAACCCATCCTGCTCCGCCGAAGACTTCAACATATGTTTTATGTTCTGGAAGCATATCAATGATTGTTCTAGCTAGTTGTGATTTACCACCGAGCCAACCACTGAAACTATGTCCACTAGGATTGTATTGTGGTGAGAGGTTTTGTGTCATGAATCTTACCTGGTGTTTGATGCTCTGGGCATTCAGGTAAGGCACTCAAGGTGCTCTGGAATGTGTTTAGGGTTTTACAACGAGGGCATTTAATTTCGATTTGATTAAAGCCATCTGTTCTAGCCAATAATTTAAAACAACATTGGCATTTTAAATTTTGCATATATTTTTCTGCATTAGAAAAACTGACTAAATACTATAAAAAATATAGAAAAAGAACAAATATTTGTTCTTTTAATTTAAAATAAATATAAATATGTTCTTAAGGATTTGATAAATGATTGCACCCAATAACTACAACAAAATAAACAAAAACAATTCCCGTCCACAACTCGTTTGCCCACACTGTAAAGTTACTAATCTAAAAATTCGCTCAAGTGAGCAACGACACCCTTTACTGAAGGACGTTTGGCTAACATGTCCTAACTTATTTTGTGGTTTTACATGTGGTGGCCATATTGAAATAACTCATACCATTTCGCCGAGTGCAACGCCAGATCCTCAAATTCATATCCCTACTTTGTTAGAGCTGAAGTCAGCAAATGATGAAAATTGGGAAGAAAAAAATGACTAAATTTTTAACTGTAATATTTATAAGCCTAGTGTTTATAGGGTGTTCTTCATCTAATGATGCAATCAAAGCTTTAAAAGCGAATGGATTTACTGAAATAGAGACCCATGGTCGTGCATTCTTTTCTTGTAGTGAAGACGATACATTTGCGACCAAGTTTACGGCTAAAAATAAAGATGGCCAGATGGTAAAAGGTGCCGTTTGTAGTGGCTGGTTGAAAGGGGCAACTATTCGTTATGAATGATCTAAATTATTTATCGCCAGTCATTTCATTCTTTTCTCAGCAATATGTAATTATCAAAGGTCATCGCTTTGGTCGTGCCTCTTGGTACATGGCAGTTTTAATGCGAAAGTGGCCAGTACTTGATTGGAGTTATTCAAAAGACCTTTGCTTTAACCCAAGAAAGATAAAAAAAATTGCAGATAGAAAAGCCCGAAGAGCTTTTTATCAATCATTTTCCCAATATAAAAGATCATTTAAACCGCGTCCTGAACCAAAATTAAAGATTCTTAAAAATGAATGGCCATCATTAGAAAAATGGCAAGCTTCAATGCTGGAGGCAACGAAAACGGTTGCTAAAAAGTTTAGTGATATGACGGATGCAATGTCTTATGCATTTCGTACCATCGAAAAAGGTTACTGGTGCGCTTGGGATCCAGCAAAAGAGGTATAAATATGCACCCTGAAGAACTTTTTGAACTGTTTTATAAAAATGTCCGTCTAGACATGAATCCAGTTGGTTTTCCTAAATATTATTCAGAAGTTATGAAGCGTTTCTGGTATGAACGTTTTATGAATGCATATAATAATGTACGAGAGGAGGTGGGCTTAATGAGTTGGGCAGAGGCACCGCAAATGTGGCTTGCAGGCTATCGGGAAAAACATAATGAAGTTAACTAATACAATTTATAAATTCTCTACTTTTGGAGAGAACTGCCACCAAATCTTTTTGTAATAAACTTCATTACTCAAAAAATTAATGTTTAATTCATTTCCACTGTAATCATATAGATTAGTGACTTCACCTTTCTTATTAATATCGGCAAGTAGATTACAAGTGTGCTCTACTTTGCCAGACTCATAAACCATGATCATGACTTGCATAGAATGTCCTCTCTTCTAGGATTATAAAAAAATTAGAAATAATACTAACACGATTTAAAAAGCCCTCAATTGAGGGCTTTTTCTTATCTGGCTACCTGATAACGACACATATAAGCACCACAACGGGCATTATGGATCTCGGTACCATCATCTAAACTAAGAAAATCAACTTTGCCACCCTTGGCGATATTCTCGTAAAGCGCAGCACCTTCTTTACCACCAAGAAGGGCACGTGTAATGCGTTGGCCATCATTAAAAAATTCAGCAGCTTTTTCAGGTTCTTTACCATTGAACTGCCAAGCAACATCAATAAACTCACGGCTTAACGTGATTTCTAAACCACTTGAAACGTTCTTACTGAAATAATAAGTTGTTGCTGGCTCTCCATTCTCATTGGTAAGTTTTTCTTGCTCAACAACGGGTTTACCAACAGCTTTAATAATTGCCTGGTCATTTTTAAGATCGACTTTAGCCACTGGCTGTGTATAGTCGACCTTTGGCCATTCAAAATAGGGTTTGTCTTCTTCTTCAAGTTCAGCTTTGCGATCTTCAAACTTCTGCTTTAATTGCTTGGCTTGGGCATCTGCTTCAGCAGTCTTTTCCGCTTCATTTTTGACAGGATTAGTTTGTTTAGATTCAGTTTGTACAGTTGGATGCTCAACCTTTTGAGGTTGATTCGGTAAAGCAAAGAAAGCTAAAAATGCCAGTGCTAGATATCCAAAACTGACTATTCGTGCCGTTTTGCTATATCCTTTTCTTAACGTAAACCATGCGAAAATGATTGGAGCGATAAAAATACCAATTGCTAAGGGGATAGAAACTTTTCGATGTTCAAAATTATTCATAAAGTCAATTATTTATTAGAAATTACATCATACTATACTGACATAACAATTCATTAACGACAATATTAAAAGACAAAGCTAAAAATTTTCATAGATTATTTCTTTAAGTAACCTAAAAAGATAATGTATTTATTTCATAAATCTACGATTAATTATTATTTGAAAAATAAAAACTATTTATATCTTTTATTTTTCTAGCATCTGCAAAGTTGTGCACAACTCTTGTGGCGCGTTCTATTGGTAAGAGTGAAGTAAATAAATCAAATTTTAAAATTATATTTTCAGATCTATTTTTTAAATAATTTAGAGTTGAATCTGATAATAATGGAATGTCAAAAAATACATTTCCAAAGTTTATGTGGGCTGTAAATTCATAATATTCTTGTGATTTTTGATCTTTGCCATATATGTATTTTCTCTTAGATATATATATTGAAAGATTATCTTTTATAGGGTTAGGTGTAATAGTTTGATAGATTGTTAAATTATTTAAAATTAGATTTTCTGGATCTTCATCCATAATCCACTCTCTTAATAAAGTAAAAGATGAGTGATGCTTCTCAGGAAGTAGACCATAAATTATTTTCATGAAGCACTTGTAAACATCGGATGGTCTGCATTTTTCTTCAAAATTTAAAACCATGTTGCTATCATTTTCTTTCAAAATGAATTCAGAAATATTTTTCCCACTTACACCTAGAGCTACTATGTTACCAATCATTAAATTATGAACTAAAAATTTTTGAGAGGATGACTGATATTTCAAAAAAGTATAATTTCCTTTTTTTCTAATTTTAATTCCATTGAATAATCTATAGGGTTTGGTAAAAATATCTAATTGTGTCTCAATATTTCTACCAAAATTATTATTACATTCTTTACATTCAAGTCTGTTATATAAATATTTATTTCCTAAAAAAGTCGGTATAGCATGGGAACGACAATCTAGTGTGATTTCTGGTTCATTCCTTAAACAAAATACACATGTGTTTGATGTTGGATTCGTACCTAATAAACAAATGCTTTGGCTTAAGACTGAATGGTTAAAAGAAAAAATTAAGTCGTATTTACTTTCATAATTATCATATTTTAATAAACTAGTTAAACTTTTATTATTTTCCATAATAAATTGCATCTCTTTAATTGATATTAAGAACATCTAATCTCTAGTTTTGAATTAGTTTATCCAAATTTTGCTTTAAAAATTTTAATCTTCATTAAGTTTAAGTCTCTATGAACATCTTGACATAACGATTCACTATCGGCAATATGGAAAAACGCAGCAAAATCTGCGTACAGGCGTGGAAACCTGTTTAATTCTAAGAGAGCAGAAAACATCCGCTCTATTGCGGCTTTTTTTTGCCTAAAATGTCTGATCGGCTATACTCGTTATGGTAGATCGGGCAGGGCAGCTTTTAGCTGGCCGTTATGCTCTTAGGACGGTATTTCCACCCCTGTTCGGTCTGCCACCATTATTGTGGAAAGTAATGGCGGTAGGTTTGCAAAGAACTTACTAAGAGTATTCACCATGAAAAAATCTATTCAAATCATCGAACACACGCCTGTCTACGATTTAAAAGCATTCAAACAGCGTCAGAAAAAACGCAAAATTCACCAATTATTCAAAAACCTTATCGAAACCTTCACGTTCTTATGTGCAGTCTTTATGACTTTCTCTATATTATTCATAGGGGGATAAGCACATGACGACACTCGAATTACAAAATGCTGTATTCATTCAAAATGACCAAATCAAAACTGATAGTCTTAAAGTTGCTGAGATTTTTGGTAAACCGCATAAAGACGTATTACAAAAGATCAAAACCTTGGATTGTTCAGAGGAATTCACTGAGCGAAATTTTTCGCTCAGCGATTACTTAGATAAATCTGGACGTTCATTGCCCATGTATGAAATGACCAAAGATGGTTTTATCTTTCTGGCAATGGGATATACAGGTTCAAAAGCAGCTCAGATCAAAGAAGCCTACATAAAGGCTTTTAACCAAATGGCAGAGCTGCTCTTAAAACAGCGAAATCAATTGCAAACAATACAAATTGGCTCAGTTGTTCAATTACGCTCAGGTAGCCCGAACCTAACTGTAAATAATATTTTTGATGATATTGCCGAGGTGATTTGGTTTAGAGGAGGGCGTATTGTTCGTGAACATCTTCCGATTAGTTGCTTAAGTTTGGGTGAAAATGATCAAATTGCACCGAATGTTGCGAGTTCACTTGAGTCATTTTGGTCAAACATGTACACACATGGCATTCACAACTTCAATCATAGCAATCGTACCGATCAAATTGCTATTAACCTCACACAAGTTCTAGACCTATTCCCCAATCTGTTTAAACGTCCAGATCTAATTCAGACTTTACCTCACAGTAAACCGCCATATCCTAAGTATTTGGAACACAATATTGCAATTCAGAGCAGGTTGGAACGTAAAACGATTCGTTGTTGGATATTTACAAGTAGTCAACCTACCATGATTGATGTCGGTCGCTAAGGGGAATGATGATGAACGAAAATATTATTCCCTATGTGCCAATCGCGCCTCGGGTACAAGCCACAAATGAAAAAAGCCGTTTACTTTGCGAACAATTATTTTTGCTCATAGATAGTGTGACCAGTAGTCAGATTCTTTTTAATCATCAAACTGATAAGGGTTTCTTATCAATTTGTCCCGATCAAATTAATGATTTGATTGAAGAACTATCAAATACTGATCATTCATTTAAAAAAATCGATATAAATTTATTAAATTCGTCGCTAAAAGATCTTATTTATCCTAAGTTTAATGGAGAACACACCATTATCAGCCCGATCTGGAACAATACAGAGGTACGGGTTTGGCAATTTCAATTAAATCAAATTGCCAATGGGGTAGATATGGAACTTTTAACGAATGATGCAGAATTGAACTTAGATATGGCATTAAGTACTTTGCGCGTCTGGAGAAATTCTTTGGAAGCTTCAGTCGGAGATAAAGAGGTTGTTTATAATAATAATGACCTGATTTATAAATTATTGGATTTAGAGCAACGATTGCAAATAGTTCAGCAAAAGTTAGAGGAATAGATAAAAAGCCCACTGTAAAAGGTGGGCTTTTTTATTGGCTGTTCATTCTTTATTTTCGACTTCTTTAGCATAAACAGAACTTAAACGCAGTAATGCTTCCTGAGCTTCAGGGCTAAGCTGTCTATATGCTTTTAATAACAAACTTTCTTCACTTGTAAGACCACTAAAGTCTGGATCAATACCAAGCAATACGTAACGGATATCTATTCCCTGTTTTTGTAGTTTTGCTAGGTAAACCCACTGATCTGGCACTTTGTTGCGGACATAGTTACCTAACGTATTTTCATGGGCATCGATACTGCGTGAAAGCGGTTTTGCTCTCAAATTCTTACGCTCCAGCTCTTCTGTGAACCTTTGTGTAATCTCTACAGCCAAATTTTCGGACATATATTTCACCGATATGTATTGAAAGACTAAATATTTATGCTATAGTGATTCGTAGCACATCACTATAACCGTAGGATACTGTATGAGTACAGAAACTTCACCTTCTAATCGTTCCCGATCAAAAAAGATCAGTGGTGGACGTATTCCATGCATTGTCTATCTACCAAAAGAGGAAGTTAAGGCAATCGATCAAGAAGTAGAGGAAACCGATTCCAGTCGCTCAAGTGTCATCGCAAGAATTTATTACTTGGGTAAAAAGCAAACTCCAAATAATGAGGACCAAAACCAATGAGTTTGAAGAAACAAAAACGGGATAACCGTTACAACGTCAATCTGACTAATGATGAATCTGATCTTTTTAAAATTGTCTCGCGACTTACTGGTGTTAATCCGGGTGTAATCATGCGCCAGCTTGTAATGAAACAGGCTTTAGCATTGCTAATTGCAGAAGACATTCAAGATAACTTTAGCTTAGACAGTTACTTAAAAAAAGGCGCATCAGATCACCTTTCTAGGAGCTGAATTGATGCCACTACAGGAAATCGCTCTTTCGGATAAAGAGAAGGAAATTGTACAGGAAGTACAAAAGACTTTAGGTCTCCCAACTATTGAAGAAACCATCGAGTACCTTGCCAGAGAAAGGATCCAAGAACTACTTGGAAAATTAGCAGGGCAGGAACTTAGAAAAACCAATCGGCATTTATTTTAAGGCAGTTTATTGAAAATGATGTTTCCAGAAACCAAAGCTTTAGTAGTAGAGAAGTTAAAAGATGTCTACGGCTTCAAAGTTAAGGGCAACGATAAATTGCGTGGTAGATGTCCTGATTGTAACCACAAGGAAGCATCAGCTTGGGTATATCCTGAGGAACCTTGGGTGGTGTTTTGCCCGAGAAAAAACGAATGTGGTAAAGAAAACCACATTCGTGATTTATTCCCTGAATTATTTGAAAAATGGGAAAAACGATTTGAACCCACTCCTGAAGATCCGAATAAAACTGTAAACGCTTATCTTGTTGAAGGTCGTGGATTTCCACTAGATCCCTTAAAAGGTCTATACACGCAAGAAAGTATTACTCGTTATAAACCTAAGAAAACCACTTCTATTACATTAAGATTCCCAATCACAGATGACGAAGGGAACATAGGGTGGTGGCAGCGTGTTCTAGATGAACAAGGCGTTTTGCCTAAAACTACTTTTAAAGAAGATTGGTCTTCAGCTGGCCATGCTTGGATGACTCCAAACACAAACTATATCGAGTCTAAAGAGATTTGGATTACTGAAGGTATCTTCGACACGATAGCTCTTTGGTTATCAGGTATTACCAGTTTTTCAGCTTTGTCTGCAGGTAATTTCCCTCGAATTCTACTAAACCACATTGCAATGAAATGTGCAGAGCAAGAATTGTCTCTACCAAAGCTTGTATGGGCTTATGACAATGATAATGCTGGCCATGAAGGTATAAGAAAAAATATAGCTTTAGCTGAAGAACTTGGCTTTGAATCTGAAGCTGCACTTCCTCCTGGTGGTCGTAAAAAAACAGACTGGAATGACCTTTATAAACAAGATCGTCTTAAGTTTTCAGACATAGAAACCTATAAATATTATGGTTCTTTATTGATCGCAGAAAAGCCTGTGGATAAAGGCATACTTATCTACAAGCGTTATGGTACTAAGTCATTTCCATTTGATTTTAATAACTGCGTTTATTGGTTCAAATTGAACATGGATAAATACGATGACTACATGAAAGGCATCGATTTTGAACCAGATGATAATGAAGATTGGGCACAAGAGGAAAAAGACCAAGCTACATCAGAACGTCGTGAAGCAGCCATTCAGCATGCTGCAGATGTAGAAATGATGATGGAATGCCGACCACATGGCCTTTATTACCAGTACCAAAAAGAAATCGATGAAGCAGATTATTACTTTCAAATAGATTTCCCACGCGGTGCGAAAACTATTAAGAACACTTTTAGCCCTTCACATATTTCATCAGCACCAGAGTTTGGTAAACGACTTCTGCATGTTGCACCAGGTGTTTTTTATGAAGGGAATAGTAAGCAGCTTCTCGCATTTCTAAAACGTGAGCTTAAAGATATTAAACGAGTTCAATTAATTGATTACGTTGGATATCACGCAGAGCAAAAGTCCTACGTTTTAGGTGAATTGGCTTATCAAGGTGGCAAACAATATTCAATCAATAAAGAAGATTATTTTGAGCTACCACGACATACAAACCTTAAATGTAATGCACCATTTGCATTGGAAATAAACAAAAATCAAGAAGAGTATCAACAAGGTTGGGTTAAGGATCTCATCGATGCCTATGGTGTTAAAGGCTTAATCGGGCTTACAGCATTTTTTGGTGGTTTATATGCACAGCAGATCCGTAAAACTCACAAGTCTTTTCCATTCTTAGAGTTGGTCGGTGAACCAGGCACAGGTAAATCTACACTCATACAGTTTTTATGGAAGCTGTTTGGCCGTGTGAACTATGAAGGTCTAGATCCCACTAAAACATCTAAAGCAGGCTTAATCCGTACATTACGCCAAGTGTCTAACCTTCCAGTCGTATTTATCGAGTCCGACCGACAAGGCGAGAGTGCGTCGAAACAGTTTAACTGGGATATGTGTAAAACCATGTATGACGGTGGCTCTCTTGGTGCAATGGGTGTGAAAGCAGGGGGCAATACTACATACGAGCCATTGTTCATGGGTACTTTAATCATCAGCCAAAATGGGGCGTATTGTTCACGTTAAGTTCTTTAAAGACCAGTTAAGCAAAAACAGCCTTTATGCATCACGTAACTTATCAAAATATGAACATGAGAATGTCAGCCAATTTATTTTGCAATGTTTAAGCAAAGAAAAAGACATCTTGGAAGCCTTCAATATTGGTTATGAAAAATATGACGCAATGCTGCACCAGGAACAATACGACATTCAAAGTTCTCGTATTGTTCACAACCATGCACAACTTATGTCTCTATTTGATGCGATGTGTCGCCATGTAATTGAAGTGCCGGCACAAGTTCAAAAACAGGTTATTGATGAATTTATAAAAATGGCGCAAAGCCGAGACAAAGTCCTCAAGTCAGATCCCGTTATTGTTCAGAACTTCTGGAACACGATCGAAGAAATGGAGGACTCCATACGAAAAGTTGAACATGCTGAGAGTGTCGTAAACCACTCGGCCAAGTCAGACATTATGGCCATCAATTTTGCTCATTTATATAAGGTCGCAGCGGATTATCGATACGCATTACCTGAAGTAAATGAACTACAGAATGCATTACGTCACAGCCTTCATTACCGCTTTGTTGAAGCAAATAAAGCCATACAAAGCAAAATCACCAATTCAACAAAACGTTGTTGGATCTTTGAAAAACCAACATCACAACGGGATTAATCCCACTTTTAACAAAAGGAAAAACACTATGTTTAAGTTAAATATTTCAACCCAAGCATGTATGCAAGCTTCATTGCCGATTTCTTTGGATGTTGCAGAATATCTAAAAATTCGATTGCAAAATGAGGAAGTTAAACGTGACGAACTTCTTAAAACAATTGGTTATCCAGTTGGTGTGGGTTCACATTCAGGTTCATTTTTAGATAGCGTTTATAACTTTGCAAATGCAATTTTAAAGGAATCAAAAGCTGAAAGTTTCAGAGTACAAATTGAAGCTATCCCTGCTCAACAAAAATTAGATGTTTTTAAAGGGAAAGATGAAAAGCCAGATGATGGTCGCATGGTCGTTGTGTTCTTTGCCAACCAAACGATCGAAGCCGATGTTATCTATTGCAAAGCATGTAAAGAATGGCATGCACGAAAAGGGAACCTTAATGAAGATCGCATTCACCAATGGGTATATGCAGATGATTTTTATAACTTATTGAAGTTTCCTGAATTTCCTCAAGCCAAAACCAATAAAGAAGAAGTTCCAGAGAAATTAGTAAAACTTCTTTTACTTAAAACTCTCTTGAGTGCAGCTACGTCTTCAAATGATCGTAGCCACATTAAATTTCACTAATTTTTATGAGCACACATACAAAAGCGGCAACTTTTGTATGTGTCACACAACCACCGGAGAGCAATTATGCAAAACGATTCTAACGCACAAATAGCACCAAACAACAAGTTTCCTTCAGCTCTGTCAGATGAAATGTTTAGGAACAACATCATATTTCACAAAATCCTTCATGTTCCAACGCTAAATATTGTCCTAGATGTTTGTGAAGACTTTGAAGAATTTCTGTGGGCTTTAGAAAGCCAAAATGGTAATGATTTAAAAGAGCAACACCCTCAATTAGATGGTTTTATTAATAGTGTTTTACGAAATCCGAGTCGTGAATGGTTCATTGATCATGCAAGCAATTTAGTCGCAGATCATTCTGACTTGGAGTTTCTAGTAAATCTTAAAATAGCCATCCCGTTTAATTTCCGATTTGGAACCGATGGAACAAATTATTCTATTTCTCTCGGGCATTCATACCGTTGTCATTGGATCTTTGCGACCAGCATGAAAGATGCAGCAGAACAAGCAATCAAACTTTCCTTAAAGTTTCATGCCGAAGAAGAACAAAAAGCTCGAATTGAGCAAGATCTGGAGGGCTAAGCCATGTCTAAATATCATTGCAAGTGTGGCGGCCTAAAACTTCCCGATTTTGATTCTTACAAAGTAGGTGATGAAGTCAACTTCATGATCCAAAAAAGGGAAAATAATTATCAAAACAAAATCATTGTCAGTCAGAGGGCATACAAAGGGGAAATAGTCGAGATAAAAGGTGACTCAATCATAGTAAAAGCCCATGTAAGAACCTATGTTTTTTACCGCTATGAAGTTCTTCCTATAAATGGCCCAAGCCAGATTGACTATTTACGTAGTGGTAGTTGTCGATGTGAACTAGTTAAACAACATAAAGGTGGTAAGAAATATGCAATTCAACCTTAAGAATGCGTTGTTTATCCACCTTGTTGTTTCTCTTGTAAGCACGTCATTACTGTTATGGGGAGTGAAGTAATGCCACATTTTAAAATGAAGATAAAAACTGAGTTTTATGTAGTTGTCACAGCCAGTGATGAAGCAGCGGCACTCCAATTCACTCAAAACCAATATTCAAATATTGGTGGTGAGCCATCTATTCAAGTATGGGGAGATATTCACCCGGATAGACTTGATACAGAAATTGAATGGAATGGTGAAGAGTACTTTGATTTGGAGAAACAATAATGACTGCTCTTATTTTTGATACAGAAACCCATAAGTTACATGGTGATATCATTGAAGCCGCAGCAATTGAAGTCATTTTTCCAAGCTTCAGAAGTGATATACCCATCATGCAAACGATGTTTGATTTCACTAAACGCTATAAACCAAGTGAGCCAATTTCTATAGCAGCAATGGCTGTTCATCATATTGTTGATGAGGATCTGGAGAAATGCCCATCATTTACCAAGTTCCAATTGCCAAAAGATGATGTGCAATACTTAATCGGTCATAACATTGATTATGATATAGCCGCAATTAATCGTGCCGGTATTTCCACAAATGGTATTAAAGCAATCTGTACGTTAGCTATGGCCAGAAATTTATGGCCAACTTTGGAAGCGCATAATCTTTCAGCATTAGCATACGAAATTAGCAGTAATAGAAAGGCCACTCGTCGCGGTTTACGAAACTCACATTCAGCATTGAATGATTGTAAAACCACATTTTCTTTATTGCTTGAGATTGTAAAAAACAAAGGTATTAAATCTTTTGAAGAACTATATGAATTTTCTGAAGAGGCTAGATACCCAACCCATATTTATTACGGTAAATATAAAGGTTGGGCTATTAAAGATTTGGATGATAGAAATATTCACTGGTTAATAAACAAAACAGATGATGCATATCTCAAGATTGCATTGGAAAATGAAATCCTTTCAAGAAATAGTATAGACGAACAAGACGAGTTGCCTTTCATTTAA